CAGCCGTCGAACGGCGGAGAAGATAGTCGCCCCACGCGTAAGCGTGGGGCGGTGCGCCTGACGCTGGTGGCAACCAGCGAACCCACCGGCGCTCGTACTTCCTACGAGTGGCAGGTATCCCACCGCGGCTGGGAACGTCGTTTATAAGGTTCTTAAGGTATTGCCATACCGTTTCCCCGGGACGTCTGACGTGTCCAAGATCTAACTCATCTCTATCGATGGGAAAGTCGAGGGACGCCATAGTCCTAGAGAAATACGAACCTTTACGAGATTTCTGGAAGCACTTAAGGTGCCACAGAAATAAGTCCCGACTATCCTTGGACTGCAACGACTTCTCTCCTCGTGGGAGATAGGCCTTGTAGTACGGATGTTGGTACTCGTTCTTGAACAACCTCAGCGTGTAAGCAGTGTGGGGGTCAACCCACACTCCACTGGTAGAAACCCCATTGTAGGGGACTACCTGGAGTTCGTATTGTTCCACGAGGGAACGACACAAGCTCCATACCGCTCCGCCGATAGGCGTCACGGTAAGAAGCCCGTTGACTAAATGCGATAAGAGAGGCCTGAATGGCTTCACATCTCGCACGTAGAACGGGGTTACATTTCTCCCTCGATACCAGTCAGCGCCACAGGACTCTCGGAAGGGTCCTGCAGCAAAAGACTTTTCAGTATTAAGGGTGAAGCCGAGGTATGTTAGCAAAGCAACAATTGCGTCAACCTTCGGTGTTTCGATGACGATGTCGTCACCATACACGGAAAACTGAGATGCACCTGTTGCAAAGCATGCCGCAGCGAAAATCAAGGTCTCAATTACAAAGGTCGAGCCGTTCCCCATTGAGGAGAACTTCTCATACCGGCCTTCGCCGGCCTTCCCTCTGTAGTGAGAGCACCTAAGCGCCTTCAAGTAGTCTGCCCATTCTTTTGGAAAGAGCAGATCAACGAGATAGAACGCGACGGTGTCCGATGCATTCTTAAGGTCCAGGGTGGCGAATGAGCCATCCAAAGAACCTTTAAGTGCAAGGCCTTGATTTCGAGACTGGTCCCGCAAGTCAATGCTCGCCTTCTTGACGAGCATATCCTTGACGTAGCCATCGAAAGCGAGCTGTAAGGGTATATTCCCTGTAGGCTCGCAAGCGATAGTACGGTGGGTCTTCCAGTTCTTGGGAACAAACTCAACCCTATTTGACCGTGCAGTTCTTGTCTGCAATCGGCCATATCCAAAGAAGTTGGATAGGGCCTGCAGGTACGGGGCTGCACCCTCGGTGCAAGTGACCCTCTTCCCGACTTTAAGCCGGGGGGAGGACTTGCTCCGAGGTAGGGTTGCGGTCGCTCCGGACGTGATCTTGATCCGCCTTGGGATTTCCTCGGCGAAAACGGAGAACGGCCCTAAGACATAGCTAACATAGCTAACCATTCTGTCTAGATAGCCCGTCCATTTTAAGTCATCCTGACTTAATTCGGAACGGTCTAGGTCCGAGGAATACGGATGTACGCCTCGGTCCCAGTCTGACAGTAACCGGGCGTTTGTCGCACGGCATTGCTCTTCTCCCTCAATGAAGGAAGAAAGCGCCGCCTTTTGACATTCATCCGGTATGGCGAAGACAGCATTCTTCGAAAAGAATGCACTCAACTGTCTTAGGATTTCGAACTCCTTCGACCCCATGCTATTCGGGTCGAAAAGATCACCAGCTTGCGCGAGCTCCCTATGGCTCCGAGACCGGATCCTTCCGAGGATCTTGTCTTGGACTTCCACGGGGAGGTCCTCGTGCACATCACGATAGTAAGCATTGCATAACGCAAATGTTACTTCCTTGGGATCCATATTGGACTCCTTGAGGCTTAGGTTTAGAGGGGAACTCTAGCGGCTAGCACTATTACTAGGGCTAACCAAAAGAAGGACTCAGGCCACCTGAAAGGTACCCGTCGTCCCGCGAACCTCCCCATCATCGTCCTAATGACGATGAGGAGGCATAGTGAGACGACAGAGACCGTAGGGTGTCCTACCTCTACGCCGGCCACTTCCCGGTCTGATACCCGGCGACATACTCATCGGAGATGAGCATGAGCTGGGCGGCAGTAACAGCGGCTGTAACGCCACTGGTAGTTGCCAGGACTGGGAAGCGGAGTTTGGCCTCTAACGTGATGGGCTGGGGCAGTACGACCGAGTCGCCGTCAATCGCGTTGTGGTAAACCACGAAGCGATATTCTTGGACTGGTTTGTTCTGACCTGCTCTCTGACGGGTAAACGTGATCCTCTGTTGGAGGATCGATGTGTGCCCGTCCTGGACGTACTCACGCTTGTCCCCCTGATCGAGGAACTCGGTGATGTTGTACGACAATGCAGCCATACTTAGCTGTACTCCCTTACCTGGGGATTTTCCCTTTGACAAGAGCTATGAGGTCTACGACCTTGTAGCCGTCTAAGGACAATCTCCACTTTGGGGATAGGTTAACACTGGCTGGCTTTCTTTCAGCAACTGAGACAGAGGATGTGGATGAGTAGTGGAACTTACCGTTCCACGCTCCCACCCACTCCACGTCTTTCTCGTCAATGAGCTTACTCTCGGTAACTTTGTATCCGAGAGACGCTACATAATCAGAGCTCAGGAGCTGAAAGGACATCGCTTCGAGAGAACTACCCACGGAATACACCCAATCAACCACGAAGGACCATGGAAGCAATTCCCATGCCGTCGTGACTATGTTGGTGCGGAACCGTGGGGGATAGATATCAGCGGTTACTGAACCTCGTCGCCCGACGACCGTTTGACGGGTCGTCGTACGATGGGTCACGTTGTATTGACGTGAGACGTTCAGATTTGAAATATCGCGTTCACGAGTTGTGAACCCGGCTTTCTCGCTGTATCTATGTCGCGCCCGATCAAACTCTTCAACTGCGCCATGGAGATCATCCAAGTCGTAGATGAGAGTACGCCACCCGTACCTGCCTTCGAGCCAGATTTTGGCCCAATCAGCAGGATTCTTCCTTTGCGTAAGCTTATGGATGCGCTGACCTAGTCCTTGGACTAGATTAGACAGCTTCCCAAGCTCGGCTAAGAAGGTAAGGGTGTCGTGACCTTTCGTGTAGATGTTAGCGGCTGCTTGCTGAGTCAGATAGTTAAACTCAGCGAAGTCTCCGTACACCGACAGGTTAGGTTCTTGAAGGGCCCAGGATACCTCGCCTGGTGCTCTTAGGGCTGGCACACGTGCCCGCCTTAGAACGCCATTTGAGTCGTACCTGACGGAGGTTCCAGCATGTTGGAGGTCATCTCTTTCATACTGGTAGAACTCCGTGTGGGGGAGTAATTCCCCACGAGCGACACGCTTACTAAAGTCTGGGATGTCCCAGCCTCTAGTCAGTTTCTCCTGCTTCAACAACAGGACATCGTCCCAGTCTATTTCGACTGTGGGCGTCCCCGTTTCGTCGTAGGTAGTCTGGGTCATGTTAACCAAACGGCTAACAGGACCAAGCGTCTTTTCTCTTAAAGCATAAGTCACCGTTTCCTGCCCTCCCGCGAAGGCCGGAGTGTAGGGTCCACGATCAGAAGCCGTCGCAAGACGGCCTGTCCCCCTCCACATTGGAG